CTTGGAGGGTCCCTGAAGGGTGAGTCGGGTTAGAAGAGTGTTTTCCTGGACTAGGTGTAACGGGGTGGCTAACGGGCAAAGCCCGTCAGCGGCCAAGTTGTGAACGGCCCAGGGCCGTCTAAAGAATAAGTCCCGAAGGGCGACCATCCGCTTGCGCACTTGGAGGGTCCCTGAAGGGTGAGTCGGGTTAGAAGGGTGGTTTCCTGGACGGGGTGTAGCGCAGTGGCTAGCGCACTTGGTTCGGGACCAAGGGGTCGGAGGTTCGAATCCTCTCACCCCGACCAAGAAATCATCCTATATAATCTTGGCTTCTGGTCGGATGTTGTTGTTTCGTTGTAAAATGGTCGGAAATGTCGGGGCGTAGCGCAGCTGGTAGCGCACTTGCATGGGGTGCAAGGGGTCGCAGGTTCAAATCCTGTCGCCCCGACCATTTATTTTCATTAGCCTGTAATGATTTTAAAGTGGTCGGTTTAGCAAAAGTGTAGCTTTCGTGTAGCTTCTCAACAGTGCTTTCAATTATTCCCGGTTTTGTCTCTGACGTTAAATCACCCAACTTCTTTGCTAGCTTGTTCGATGCCTCTACGTCGCCATCCGTCACGATTCCGACATAATACTTTCGGGTTGTCTCTGGGCTAGTGTGTCCCATGACACGCGCCAAGTCCCATTCACCCATGACCTTAGCCCCATGCGTTGCAAACGTCCTACGCAGTATTTGCATGGTGACGTGTTTATTTATTTTTGCTGCTTTGACCATCCGAGGAAGGAACCCGCCAAGCTTGGTTAGTTTTTCCCCTTGGGGCGTTGAAAAGACATATTTACCAACGGGCTCAAGCCGATCCACCCAACCAAATCTAGTCGGGCGGTAGAAATGCATTTGGTGAAGAAGTGTTAACAGTGGGTCCGATATGGGAACCGTGCGCCTTGTATCTGTTTTCTCAGCCCATAGATGTATCGCCCTATTATCGAAATCAACGTTTTTCCATTCCAAGTCAAGATGCTCTCGCAGTCTGAGGCCTGTTAATAGGGTGAAAATAATAACGGACTGTGCCCATGCATTAGGTTTGACCGTGACTTTACCAGTTGTTCCGCAAACGTGCTTTGATACCGTAGCAGCCAATAAGGCCTTTATTTCTTCAGGGGTTAAATAAACGGTTTCTCCCTTCTGGCATTTGAATAGATAACTTCCAAGCTGTCTGTTTTGAGTCTTAAAGGGATGGGTAATAATCTTTTCAGATCGCAAAGCCCATTCCAGGGCCGCAGAGCAAAAAGTGACCTCGTTATTAAGAGTCTTAGGGGCAGGGAATTTAGGCTTTTTTGAATTTGTGGGGTAATAGGGCTCTGTCTGTCGGATGCGTAAATATTCGTCTATCTTGGCAGGGGTTAACTCCATTAAGCGCAGCTTGCCTAAATGCTCTGTAAGGTGGGCGATAAGACCCAGGTAAGGCGTCATTCCTCGGTAACTGTTTAGGCCGCCCTCTTTACCTTGTGAGTCCTTCAAATAGAAGGGAAGCCAATCACCAAGTAAGGGACTATTCTTAGCGGCCTGAGCTTCTACGCCGAAAATAGCCTTCGAGATATGCGCCTCTCCCTTTTCCCGTTCAAAGCGCTCAAACTCTCTTTTGGCCTCTCTCTTGTCAATAACGTCTTTCCATTCCTCACGCTTTACCGTCTTCTTTCCGTTAAGCACTTGAACGCTACAGATATAGGCACGGTATCCGGTCTTATTCTTCCTAGCGCGGAATTCGAGGTAGGCCATTGGGATATTCCTTTAAGTGTCTATATCTAATGATATAGCTATGCTAACTCGCAAGCTTGCCGCCTTCAAGAGTAGCGTTTCCCTGTTGGAATAGAAGGACTTTAAAAAGGGCGCGGGAGATAAGATAGACGCGACCACGTTTGATAAAGGGAACCTTTGGGGAACCCTTCCACAGCCAATCCCTCAGGGTTTTAACAGGTATTCCAAACTCTCTGGAGGCTTGAATAACCGTTAAAGCACCCTCAGAAAAGAAACGGGTTATTGTGGTCCGGGTTCCACACGGCAAAATATACGGTGGGTCCTCTGGTTCTTTTAAAACATGCATAAAAACCCTGCTTTCTGCCCCCTATTTGCCTTTACAGAATGATTAGTCTTGGCAGGCTTCAATTAACCGAAGCCTAATATTTGCATACTTTGCCTTGCGATTTTCCCGATAATTCCATTGATGCTGTTTTCTCCTTTCGGGGTTCGCTTTATTCCAGGCAACTTTACGGGCGTTTTCGCATTCAGGGCAACGCCTTGTAACGAGAGAATATGGCTTAGGATTAGCGGCCTTTGAATCACGCTTAGAATAAAAACGATAATGGCAATGGTGTTTAGGACAAGTCTTGCTACTCCAATTTTCAATATATGTGTCCGTTACTAAAGCCCATTCACTTTTCTTTTTCTGCTTTTTCATGGCTATCCCTTGATACCGCGACGGTCTACCCATTCCCTTAATTTAACGGGGTCAAACCTTACGGCCCTGCTGCTCAAAGAGATAAACGGGATAGGGTCCGCAGTAGGGAAGGCGCGTTCTTGCTCAATAATCCGGTATAAACTTCCGGGATGATATCCCAGAAATGCCGCAGCCTGCTTAACAGTCCAAAGGCTATCCGCAACTTCTTTTAAAGTACCCATGAAACCCTGCTTTCTGCCCCCTGGAATGGCCTTTCTTTGCACAGAAAAGCCATTTTTTTAAGAGATTTTGTTTAAAACTGCCTTCCGGGTAGATCTTCAAGAACAAATGGACGTTTAACTTTTTGCTTCTGGTGAGGACTTAACAACTTCGAGGGTAGCTTTCAAAATAGCTATTAATTCTTTCTTTGAGACAGCTTTATTATGAAAGGTGTATGAACCCTCATTTTTAATCACAAGGGTGAGCGCTGGAAAAAAGTGCCCCTTAGAAGTTTTAAAGGAACCGCCATAAGGCTTTAGCAACTGCAATAAATTGAATAAAGCTTCTCCGTGGTTAGTGCTTTTCATAAAAATGTGTCCTTTCAGGGCAAAACATTAGCCTCCGCAAAAGGCGGTAAGGTTTTTTGGGTTTAGATGAGGGTGGAACCTTGGGCCGATGCTCAAGGCTAAAACAAAGCAAAAACAATGCTTGACAGAATGACTTTATCAACTCCCTACAGTATACACCATTTTTTATGCATTTACAACCTAAATCTGGTTGCCTTACAAAAAGTTTCAAGGTGTGGCACCTGTGACGCGCAACCCCGAACCCACTGCCTCCGCTGACACCCCGAAAACCATTTCATCTATCGTCATCGGGGTTTTTCCTGGCTTCTCCGCCTTGGTAGCAGATCCGTCTTTAGTGGCGTGCGCGCCTTGGCTTCCGGCGCATGGGGCCGACGGAACAGCGGAACGCTTCAGGCGGGGCTTATACTCGCCTCGGATGGCTTGCAACGCCCAAGCAAACGGTTTTTGGATGCTTTTCTTTTGCTCGGTTGCGCTTGCCAGAACGCCCTCAACGACCTTCAAGGCCTCTCGGGGGTTGTCGTCCTTTTGTTTCAGCGCAGCGCAGCGAAGGCGGTAAACGTCGGCGGTGGACAGTCCGGGGAGCACGTCACCCAGCTTGTCCAGGCAAGCCGCAAGACCCTCCTCCTCGCCGTCAAGGGGCGCACCAGCGGCGGCGGAATCCGGGGTTTTTTCCGCCGGTAGCCTTTGCTCGGCAGGGCTGGCACCGGCTTTGCCGTCAAGGGCGTCCGCTGCCGGGTTTTTTTTCGCCTCGAAGTCCTTGCCGGGCAGGGCTGGAGAACGGCCCCCTATCAGGGGGGAAACAACAACTTCCGGGCTGTTGTTGTTTCGTATTTTTACTTCGTTTTGTTGTTTCGTCTTGTTAGTGTCCGCGTGGCGAACATCTCTTGCCGCCACGCGAACACGATCTGCCGTGTGGCGAACATCTTCTGTCGCCACGCGGACATCTTCGGTGTGTACATCTTGTGTACACACTGTATCCACACTATGTACATTTTGTGTACCTTTTGTGTACACACTGTGCGCGTCTTCGCTGTGCGCGGCGTCTTCTTGGCACATATTCTCGATGTACGCGCATTGCGCCTCCGCTGGGAAATGCTCGAAGATACGCGCGGGTATGGGAACTTGCGGTTCCAGAAGCGTGTAGCCGTTATGTGGGTGATAACCGGCAGCCGATTTTATTTTGGATACCCGCACAAGTTCGAATTCTTTCAACAATTTGATGGTTTCGATGACTTTGGACCGGCCTATCCCGGCAAGACGCTGAATCATTTCTTCGGACGGGCAGCATAGACCCGTTTTTTTGTTTCGACATCTGAGCAATACGGCCAGAACCGCGATTCCATAGGGCCCTAAAGCCCCGCCGTAATGATCGAGGTAGTCGTTTTTAGTTTGAAAAAAACCTGCCTTTTTGTTTGAGCTCACCAATCCGCCTCCGCAATTTTCTTACAACCAAGCTATACCGCACGCCGGGGCCATCCGCTGGGCTTTTCTTCGATTTCAGAGGCCCCGCCGACCCGCCCCGGCACTTGCCCCAGCCCGATAAAATCGAGGCCGTAACGCGCTGCAATTCGAAGCGACCTCTCAGATTCCTTTGTTTTTGGGGGTGTTTTTTTTGCCTGTTTTGGGCTGCCAAAGCCCGGCCACCTCCAAGGCGCCCAGCCGCAAGATTTCGTACATGCCGAACTCACGATGTCCACGGGAGCAGCGGGGCCAGGTGCTGGTTTCCACACGATGTCCGCAGAGGCCGCATTCAAAGAGCGTCATATTTTTTTTCCTCTTTTCCAGGGATAGGCCGACCGGTTTAGCCGGGCAGGCCGCTTATACCCCAGCCTAAAATTTAAGGTTTTTATCGCGGTGGCCCGCAAGGCTCTAGGCGTTTGGGGAAAAATATCTAAATTTTAGGGATGGTGTAGCCGCTGTAGGCAACGCGGCACAGAAGGCGGACCCCATGCCGAAAATTTCAGACGAAGAATTTTTGCTTTTAAACTACGAAAAATTGATTTCAAGTTTTGCCAAAAAATATGGAAGGCCTGGCGTTCCTTGTTGCGAGGCCGAGGACATCGCACAAACGGCAGCAATCGCCTTACTTGAAGCCCACCGCCGTTATAAACCCGTCGCGGGTGCAAAGTTTGGAACTTACGCCTTCGGCTGCATGCGCGGCGCCATCCTCCGTTATTTGAAGAAAAACTCTTTCGGCGTCAAAATTTCGGAGCGCGCTTGGCGCGAAAAAAAGGTAGGCGAAATTTCTTTTTGTGCGCTGGAAGACGCCGGATTGTTGTCTTAACCCATTATGAGAGAACGCGAACCCAGAAACCTCCCTGGGTTCCAAGCGGCCACCCCAAGGCTGTGATTTACGCCTTGGGGACCGGCCTTTTCGGAGGGCAAAACATTTCTAACAAGGATAGCCGCGAGGGCTACACGCCAAGCAATATGGAAATTGTCACTTTAGGCAAAAACGCCACTCTTGCCAGCAAAGAACGCAAGCGCAGGGAAGAAACAGATCGGGCCTTTGAGCAACTTTTGCAAATCATTGGCGGCGAAACTGAAAAGGAAGCGGCTTAACATAAATGGAAATCACGGTAGGCGGCGCGGATTCTCTTAACTCCCTGGCGTCACAGATAGCTCAATTCAAGAATCAAACAGATTTCGCCACAAGCTGCGGGCTTAACCTCATTGCCGGAAGTGTCCAAGCCTCAGAAACCCAAGAGGCGCAGCGTGCCTTTGTTACACGTCCTAACGGTTGGTTTAGTCCGGGCAGACCTACGGGATTAAATCGGACATTTTCAAATAAGACAAATCTTGAAGCTTCAGTATATTCAACATTTCACGCTATCCCACTTCAAGAGCAGGGCGGAACCCGTACGCCAAGCGGCAAAACTCTTGCCATTCCAGATAAAAGCGGTCTTGGCGTCGCGGAAAATGCAGACATCCCAAAGAATGAACGGCCTAGAGCTATCAGAAATGATTCAACAGTGTTTAGTGGAACCATTCACGGCATAGCGGGAATATGGCAGAGGGTTGGAAAGAACAGCGTTATGCTTTTATACAAATATGAGAAATCAGCATCTATCAAGCAAAGGTATAATTTCCTACCTGTAGCAGAAACAACCATTAACGACACATGGACAAAAAGCATGGAAACGGCGATAGATAAAAGTTTAGAAACCTGTTTCAAGTAAAGGCGGCGGAAAATGATTAACCCAAGACTTTATACAATACTTGAAACCTTAGAGCCTCCAAAGCTATCAATACAAGAAACACAGGAAATAACAGACTTGATAAGTGACTATAAAAGGCGTAATGTCCTCCCCTCAAAGGGGGATATGAAATGAAAGAAAAGCTTTTTATTGTGTCTATCCTGGTAGTAGTCTTCATATACGCGGTTCTTTAATGTTTAGATTCAACAACACAGGACTAGCGGCCAAACTTGAAGACCTCTTTAAGCAAGAAGGATTTATAGCATCCGGCCCATATATTCCCGATACTTGCAGGGATTGTAGAACTGCATACCGGCTTACAGATGAGGGGAGGCAACACAAAGAGAAAATCCGCCCATTTATTGAACCTAAAGACCTAGAGTTATTTGACAGAATTTAAAAACAAAGCATAATGTGATTGCATTTAAATAAGCAACAAGGAGTGACCATTGATCGACCCAAACAAATATTACATGTGTACAGACCCCGGTTGTGGTTATGTAATGCAAGGTTCACAAGTAAGGATATTTACGAAAGAGATTCGCACTCTAGGAAGCAGTGCTCCAATAAGCGAAGCTAAAAGCCCGGAGTGCCCAAGACATCGACCTAGGGTTCTTGGTGCTGCAGTTGTCGAAATATCTAATAGTGAATACGAAGCAAGCCCCAATAAGGTGCAGGGAGAGGGTGCAGATATTCATTTAGTTATGCCCGACAACTATTGATGACATTTAACGGGGAATGTAAATGACCCCTACACCCATAACCCAAACCGTTACAGTAATACAGCAAGAGGGAAATAAATGAATGATAGAGAAATGAGTGTTGATAGATCAAAACAAACAAGTATTGACGCAGGGAAAATGGCTTTGAGGACTGTTGCCACGCTCGCTTTAGGTTCAATTGGGGCGGGAGTATTAGAACTTGGCGCTAAACATTTGCTAAAGTACAGAGACGACCGAAATGCACTAAGGTTTGAAATGTTTCGGAAATATCTGAGCTATGGTCTTGATAACGAAGAATTAGAAAAAGTCTATCAGATGGAGTTAGATATTGCTGATGTATATAATATCTTGGATAATATGATTCATGATGAAGAAGATGAAAAGGCGAAGTATTATGCAAAGCTTGTGCAATATTTTGCGCGTAACCCAGGAACGATTACCAAATCAAAGCAAGTGGTTTTAACCAAACAATTTCGAAGTTTAAATGTGTTTGATATGCATGTTCTGGAAAGTATTTGTAATGGAGGTTATGCGGTTTGGAATACTCCCGACAAAGAAGTACGCCAAAGCTATCAACGCTTAGTCAGCGCCGGGATAATTGCGCCGGGTGAAAGTGGAATAACTTCACTAGATAATCCATATATTGATTCAACTGATATTGAAACATATAAAGAAATCCTCCGTTAATAGAAAAGCGGATAGGTGCAGGCAATCTAATTACTCTTCAACAGATAAGCAACCAACAGACCAACAGCAGTAGACTTATCAACTGCATACAGGATTAAAATAATACGGAGTGTTTTATAAGTGTCTGTATAGAAACACAGTTTAAAATCCTGGCTGTGTTGTTTATCAAGGCCAAAGGTTTTAATTAATTTATTCTTCATGTTCTATTAACTACACTTTTACAAATTTGCAAGTCAAGCCGTAGGCAAGCAATCCCCCTCTATAGCGGCTTGGGTCCTTCCCATATCTGTCTACCGGGGGTAACTCGCGACGGGCGGCAGTCGTCTAGATATCGTTGAAAATACAGGGTTTCTAGTAGGCAGCCCTGAAATTGGCCTTAAATATGGACTTTTATTAGCAAATATATGAAAGAAATATGAGGTTTTTATATGCCGAAACGTACAAATAGGGGTCTTTGCAGTCAATTTGAACTCTGGGACTTTCTCGACATCCTCGAAAAAGGGGCTTCCCTCACTATCCAAGACCAACGGCGCTTAGTCCTAACGTCTCTTGACGCCGTGGGCGAAGGTGAAACCGGGGAAGAGTTGGGCGACTATGACGACGCCCAATAATGACGACTACGCAAACGTTACCCAGCTTGGGGAGCGCTTTGGCCTATCACTGCCAACCATCCGAAAGCTTGTTTCGGGGTTGGAGCCAATTATTCAGGGTACGCAAAAGCTTTACCCAGTGAAGGCCGTTACAGATCGAATCAACCACAAAGACACGACCCCACCAAGTCATACATTGGCCAAGGCGCGTCTTACTACTGCCCAGGCCGAACGCGCAGAGTTAAAGCTAGGTCTTGAACGTGGCGAACTTGTCCGGGTTGCAGACGTTACCACCGTTATGTCAAACGCCTTTATCACTCTCAGAACTCAATTATTAAGCACACCCAATAAATTAGCGGCCCGACTTGAGAACGTCACCAAAGAGCAAGCGGCCAAACTATTAACCGTTGAAATCGAAAGACTTTTATATGACCTCGCAAACAATACAGACTCCCTTTATCCAGAAAATCAGGGAAGTGACCAAGAAGAGCCTGCAACCGCCCCCGCGCCAGACAGTCTCGGAATGGGCAGACAAGTACAGGAAGCTACCACGGGCGACCTCAGCGGAACCGGGACAGTGGCAGACCTCACGGACTCCTTACCTTCAGGATATCCAGAACAGCCTTAATGACGTAGACGTTAAAAATATTGTTGTGATGGCTTCGGCGCAGGTCGGGAAAACGGAAGCAGAGTTAAATCTAGTCGGTTATCTGATCCATCTCGACCCTTGCCCTATTCTTTGCGTACTCCCAACCGTTGACCTTGCCCAGTCTTGGAGCCGTGAACGTTTAACCGGGATGATACGGGAGACGGAACCGCTACGGGGTTTAGTAGCTGAGGCGAAAGAGAAGAGCGGGGAAAATACCCTTCTTTCTAAAACCTTCCCAGGCGGAAGCATCGCCCTTGTCGGTTCAAACAGCCCAGCAGGTCTAGCAAGTCGGCCTATTCGTGTCGTGATATTTGATGAGGTTGACCGCTTTGAGACGAACCCAGGCAATGAAGGCGACGTAATTGAGCTTGCTACCAAAAGAACCCAAACCTTTTGGAACAGTAAAATTATTATGGTCAGCACGCCCACAATTACGGGCGCTTCCATTATTGAAGATAGGTTTCTGCAATCCGACCAACGTTATTATCAAGTTCCTTGCTTGGAATGTGGGGCGTTTTCCAAGTTAACCTTTGGCGGCTTGAAGTTTGAACGCGATGAAAATAAAAACCTTATTCCTTCTTCGGTTGGTTGGTTTTGCCCACACTGCAACCACAAGCACACCGAAAAAGATAAAACGGCCCTTATCTCAGCGGGGCAATGGGTAGCAGAGAAGCCTTTCAATGGAACGGCGGGATTCTTTATCAATGAACTCTATAGCCCTTTCTCTACTTGGGAGAAGGTTATTAAAGCCTTCTTGGCTGCCAAACATTCCCGCTCTAAGGAACGAATGCAGGCCTTCACCAACCTTGTTCTAGGCGAGACTTTCGCAGAACGCGGCGAAGGCGTAGACCATACCGGCCTTATCAACCGTATTGAGAAGTACCCCGCCGAAGTACCCGCAGGGGCTTTATATCTAACCGCTTCCGTAGACGTACAGCACGACCGTTTAGAATACTTTGTTTTGGGACACGGGAAGAACTCCGAACAATGGGCCATAGCCTACGACTTTATACTAGGCGACCCTGCAAGCCTTGATACCTGGACGGCCTTAGACAAAAAGCTTCAACAGCCCTATAAACATGAAAGCGGCCTAAGGCTTTATATCCGTCGCGTATTCGTTGACTCCGGTTATCTCGCTGAAACGGTTTACAGGTTTGTTAAACCCAGACAGGCAAGAGGAATATTTGCATCGAAGGGGCAGCCGGGAAATAAACCTTTTGTTTCCAGACCGTCATTAAGTAACTCTGCATATGTAAACCTCTTTCATCTAGGCGTTGACGACGCCAAAAGCGACCTTTATAGCCGTTTAACCCTTACGGAACCAGGGCCGCGATATATCCACTATCCAAATAACCCACCTCATGGCTTGTTCTTTGATGATAGATACTTCAGGGGCCTTACTGCTGAAGAAAGGATACAAAGAAAATCAAAGGGTATAGCATCTTATTACTGGAAAAAGAAATATGAGCGCAATGAACCTTTAGACCTTTACGTTTACGCAAGGGCAGCATTTGAAACGGTCCAGGTAGACCTTATACGCCTTGAAGCCGATCTAAAGAGGGAAGCCGAAGCCTTGAAACCCCAACCCGTTACACCCACAGCAACACAGCCGCAGAATATTAGGCCTTCTCATGCCGCAAGACCTTCTAGCAATTGGGTTATGGGCAATGATGCCGGGAAACCTTGGATTTAAATATTTTGGCTAAAGTTTCTCTAAATGGTGTCTTAACTATATATAGAGCAGGGAAACTTATATGGGACTGGTAAGACAATGATTTATTTATGGGTTGCGTCCGTAGTGGTTGCCTTCGTCGCTGGCGCTTTGGTATTCCGCAACAATGCAAAGAATGCTAATGCTGCTATTGCGAAAGTCGAAACCGTAGCCAAAACGGTAAAAGACGCCACTAAGTAACTGAAAGCTATGTTGTCTTTTGTATGAAGCGCCTGCCCTGGGTTATGTGCCTGGGGCAGGCTTATGTTTAAGGGGCCCAATGCTTCCAACCTCTTTTTATTCCGGGGATTCTTTGAAGTGGGATGCTTCTTTTCCAGATTATCCCGCGCCAACTTGGGCCCTTACCTATACCCTTAACCTGCAAATTACCCCGACGACTATTTACACTGTCACAGCAACGGCCAACGGCACGGGCTTTAGCGTAAGTGTTTCCCCAGCCGTTAGCGCAACTTGGACGGCGGGAACCTATTCATACGTTGCCCGTGTTTCTAATGGCACTAATGTTTTTACCGTTGATACCGGAATTATAAAAGTCCTTCCAAACCCAGCAACGGCCACCACGGATTTAAGAAGTCATGCAAGGCGGACGCTTGCAGCCATTGAAGCGACAATAGAGGGCCGCGCCTCGCACGCGGAATTAGAATTTAGCGCCTTTGGTCGAACCCTAAAATATTGCACTCTTGCAGAACTCATTACCGCACGAAATAAATATAAGACTTTAGTGGCCTCTGAAGATGCGGCCCTAGCCGTCTCTAACGGACTTTCCGACCCCAATAATTGTTATGTGCGTTTCATATAACCGCAGATTTATTTAAAGGCGCTCAATGTTTGAATCCTTTTTAAACCGTTTCAGGTCTGTGACGTATGTTAAACGTTATTTTGAAGTGGCGGGAACACAAAACCGCCTCGTAACGGACTGGCTAAACGGTAACAAAGCCATTGATGCCGCTATCAGGCAAAAGGGACGGGTTCTAAGAGAACGGGCCAGGAATCTTGTAACCGATAACGCCCTAGCTGCTCGCTACATTCAACTTTTGCGGCAGAACGTTATTGGGGTTGAAGGGTTTACTTTTTCAAATCATGCAACAGACCCAAGCGGCAAGGCCGACGTTTTTGCAAATACTGCTATTCAAACCGCATGGATAGTATTTGGTAAGGCTTTTAATTTCTCAGTTTCCGAAGATATAGCCCTTAAAGACATCCTTGATATCGTTCTTTCTGGACTTGTAACAGACGGTGAGGCCTTTATACGGCTGGTTAGGGGTAGGGGAAAATTCGGGTTTCAGATCCAATTAATTGACCCCATGTTGCTTGATGAAACCCTTAACCGTGCCGCAGGTGATGGGGGTAATGAAATCCGTCTAGGCGTAGAGGTTGACCAATGGGGCAAGGCGGTTGCCTACCATTTCCGCAAGCCTTCAAATGCAAGCCGCGTTTATGACTTTATCCCTAGCGGTGAGTGGCAGGTTATCCCGGCTTCTGAAATTATTCATGTTTACGACTGGCAGTTTTTAGATCAAACCCGTGGTTATACGATGTTGGCCCCTGTAATGGCTGACCTCTGGCAATTACAGAAGTATGAAGAAAGTGAAATTGTAGCCGCTAGGGTTGCCTCTTGTATGGGCGGCTTTTTCACACAGCCCACAGATGAAAGCCCGACAGGACAGAAAGACCCAGAAACCGGAACCGTTAACCTCGACATGGGGCCGGGGATGTTTCGGATGCTGCCAGGGGGGACAAGTTTCACTGCGTTTGAGCCCAAGCACCCAACAAACGCTTATGAAAGTTTTGTTAGTACGGTTAAGCATCGTATCGCTTCCGGTTTGGGTGTTTCGTACATGAGCCTTACCGGCGACGTTGCAAGCGCCAACTATTCAAGCGCAAGGGTTGGACTTTTAGAGGAACGCGCCTTTTATAAAGACCTTCAGCGGCAACTTATTGAGCAGGTCTTAGAGCCCATATTTTCACAATGGCTAATGAGCGCTTTAACCCTTGGCGTTATCAATTTACCTCTTGGGAAATTTGACAAGTTTTGCGCCCCGCATTTTGAACCACGTGCATTCCCTTGGGTAGACCCCGTTAAAGATGGGCAAGCCTCTTTACTCATGGTTCAAAACGGCTTAACCACCTGGCAACAGTATTACGCAGAGCGTGGCCTTGATTTTGACGAAGTAATGAAAAGACGTAAATACGAAAAAGACTATATGACGACTCTTGGACTAATAGAAACGGCCCCTATCAATAAGGCTCAGGTATCGACAGATGGAAGCAAAACCTCTGACAAACCCGCAGAAGAATAAAGTTTGTAAGCAATGCGGAAAATCTAAACCCTTAACACTCTTTCGGCGTCATTCCATAATGAAAGACGGTTTTAGTAATAAGTGCAAGGAATGTACAGGGAAGCGGGATAAGTTATATGAGGCGACGCACAAAGAACAAATTAAAGAATCTTACGTCAAATATGACGCTTCCCACAGGCTACAGCGGAGACACTTTCAGAATCAGTATTACGCAGCACATAAAGAACAAAAACGGAACAGCAGATTAAAACAGCGTTTCGGAATTGATGCAGAAGAGTATCAGCGCCTTCTAACTAAGCAGATGGACGGATGCGCTATATGTGGAACGACCATTCCAGGCGGGCCGGGGAAAAGGAATCCACTTGGTTTTGCAGTAGACCACGACCACAAGACGGGTAAGGTACGGGGGTTATTGTGCAGAAACTGTAATACGGGAATAGGTCTATTAAAAGACAAAGTAAGCGTTATTAGAAATGCCGTTGATTATGTGGAACGTTATGCCAATGAAGGACGCCCAAGCCAATTTGCTAATGGTTCAAAACGGATTGAAGACTTGGACCCAATATTATGCAGAAATCGGGCAGGACTTTGAAGCCGTTGTAAAGCAGCGTAAATATGAGCATGACGCCTTGAATAGCTTGGGTCTTTTGCCAGTATCCCCTATTAGCGCAGTCGCACCCAATGACGAAGAAACCATATCAGAAGAGAAAACCAATGAGTCAAAAGACACAAACAAGGCAAGTTAAGACCGGGAATTTATACAGGTCGGCCACATTCGATAAATCAGCCATTGACCTAGAAGCCCGTACAGTTGCCTTAACTTTCAGCTCAGAAACGCAAGAGGTAGAAAGAAGCTTTGGCGTTGAAGTTCTTTCACATGATGCAGGCGCGGTAGACCTATCTCGTTTACAAAATGGGGCTCCTTCTCTTTTTAACCATAACCCCGATGCTCATATCGGGACCATTGAAGCCGCTTCTATTGACGTAGCAAACAAAGTAGGACGCGCAACCGTTCGCTTTGGAACCTCTCAATTAGCAGAGGAAAAGTTTAAAGACGTTCAAGACGGAATCCTAACGAAGGTAAGTGTCGGATATCGGACTAACGAAGCCATTGATTCGGGTATCCAAAATGAAAACGGCCTTCCCGTTATCCGTATTACCAAATGGATGCCTTTTGAAATCTCCCTTGTGACCATTCCCGCCGATGACTCGGTAGGCGTGGGCAGAAGTATTGAAGAAGAAACGAATTTATCAATTCGCTCAGAGGGTGGAACCAAAGAGCGACAGGCGCAACCGGAAGCCCTGGCAGGCAACTCAAGCGCGATTAACCGCAGCACCAATAACGACAAAAATATCGAGGTAGTAAAAATGGAAAACGTCGAATCTATTAAGCCCGGTGAAGAGCGCAAGCGCGTTACGGAAATTATGGAACGTGCGAAGCGTTACGCGGCCCAAGTCCCTGAAGCCTACGAATTGGCGCAAAAGGCCGTCGGTGATGGTACCGACTACAGAAGCTTTGGCGATGATCTTTTGTCAAAGATTCAAAGCCAGCCCATTCAGGCAAAAGATAGCCTGGGGATGAGCAAGAAAGAAGCCCGTTCTTATAACTTGATGAACGTGGTTAACGCTCTTTCTGAAGGCCGTCCTTTGGATGGCGTGGAACGAGAAGCCCATGATGAGCTTGTGAAGCGTGGTTTGGGCAAGCGTAACGGCGCCTATTGCGTGCCTTGCGACGCTTTGAACCTCCGCGCTAGCAACATTACTAAGGCCAGCGGTGGCGCTGCTTTGGTTGGTACGGAACACAGGCCCCAAGACTTCGTAGACTTGCTTTACGCACAGTCTGCCCTCGGCGCTTTGAACGTGCCTTTTATTCGTGGTTTGTCTGGGGATATTGATATTCCTAAACTGACTACCGGCACTACGGGCTATTGGGTTGCTGAAGACGCTTCTCCTACGGCCTCCGTCCCTGTTACGGGCTCTTTGAACCTCTCGCCTGCAACGGTTGCGGCTTCCGTCACCATGTCGCGTAAATTGATGAAGCAGTCTAGCCCTTACGTCCAAGATATTCTTATGAATGATGTCTTGCGCGCAATCGCTGACCAAGTGGACAAGAAATTCTTTGCGGGTACCGGCGCAAGCGGTATGCCCAAGGGTATTGACCAAGCGATTACAGACGCTTCTACGGCGGCTGTTTCTTCGGCCACTACTATTACTTGGCCTCTTGTGCAGCAATTCATTACTACTTTGCAAACGTTGAACGTATACGGTGGCGACCTGTCTAACATTAAGTGGGTCTTGCCTCCGGCTATGGCGGCTATTGTGAAGGGTAAGACCCGTGATGCTGGTTCAGGATTCTATTTCATGGACCAAGGCGGAACTATGGCGGGGCATGACTCCTTTATTTCGCCCAATGCCACTACGGGCCGCATCTATTTGGCTAACTGGACGGATGTAATGCTTGCCGGTGAATGGGGAAACCTTGAAATCGGTATTACAGACGACCCAGCTAACTTCAATAGCGGGGCTAAGATTATCCGTTGCTTCTATGACGTGAACTTTGGCGCTCGTAGACCTTCGGCTATTGCTTACGCTTCTACTTTTACTGCCTAGCAGTAATTGAACAGCCTGGGGAAGCCTAAAAACTTCCCCAGGTCAATTTTTGAGAATCATATAAGCAGAGGTCCAAACGATGGCAAACCAAGATATTTTTAACGGCGTTGGAACACTAACCCTGATTCCAAACGCAAACTATTCAACGGGAACAACCACGGGTAGCGCGGTTTCTATCTCCCCATATAGCGGCCAGGGTCTTTTAATCCTGAATGCTGTCAATGGCGCAACGGGAACGCTTACAGTCACGGTTACTTCAAACGCTGTCACAGTGGCGACCTTTACAACTATTGCGGCTGCTGGCTATTCAACACAGGTCCAGGGTTTAAATATTGATTCTTGCGGTTCTACCCTTACGGCCACGGCCACTAATTCAAGCTCTACGGCTTTTTCATGTTCCTTGATTTTTATTGCTGAGAAAGACAGTTATTAATATGGCTATTAAGTCGGACGTATCAGCCTTCTTCGATTATGAAGCCTTTGCGGTACAGGGTTTTTATCAGAGTGCGACCGCAAGCGGGGTAGTACCCGTCATATTCGATAACGCGGGAAAGTTTATTGATGAGAACGGTATTCAGTTTGAAACCACTGACCCGACCGCGTATGTGCAGGCTACAGATGTACCGGCCCCAAGCAATACCGATACTTTGATTATTCCATATCCTGGCGGCGTTACCTACCACGTTACGAAGGCAGACCCTTCAGCAGATAACGCAATATTTACGCTGTCCCTTACTAAGGTTTCCTAATGTCCAGTCTTCGCCAACAAATTGTAGACGCTATTAAGGCGCGGCTTGTGGGTATTGACACAGGTTTTGGTTACAACACCAATGCGGGGCTACATATCAGCACTTGGCGAAATAAGCCTTTTGAACTTAAAGAAATGCCAGGGATTAACCTTTCTGATACCAAAGAAACGCAAGAAGCTTGGAACCTCGCACCAAACGGCGGCACTTGGCGCAGAACGTTAACAATAGAAATAGGTTTTGCTGCTGGTTCTGCTTCTAGCGCAGGTGTTGACGTACTCGGTAGGCAAGTAGAAGCCGACATTGAAGCCGCTATAAAATTAGATCCGACTTGGGGCGGTTTAGCGGAATGGTCAACCCCGGTTTCTAGTGAACTGGGAGTAGACCAGGGAGCCGACGCGGTTTGTGCGGGAAAACTAACCTTTAACGTTATCTATCGTACTGATGCCTGGAATTCTAACGCTTAATTATTAAGAGGTAAATCATGTCTCAATCGTATGGTTACAATTTTAGTTTAGGTGTCGGCGTAGAAACGACTTACGGCACAGCAGTTGCGCCAACTTCTTTTATGGAAGTTACAGAGGAAAGTTTAAACTATAAAAACGGGGTTAAGGCCCGCACGGTGTTAGGCAAGTCCTACAGTGACGCCTATGTGGGCGAAAAGCAGAGCGTTGACGGCTCTATTTCTTGGCCTGCAACGTATCAGAACGCGGCAGAGGAAACCCTTTTAAAGTCTGCCTTTGGTGCATGTTCTTCGGCTATTTCTACGGGCGTAGTCTATGACCATACGTTTACCTTATCGGATGCCCTCACAGAGCGCGGCCTTTCTGTCTATGTTGACACAGACTCAACCCACCTTGGCGGAACTACGGCCCAACAGTTTGTAGGGTGCGGGGTTTCGTCTCTCAAAATCAGTCAATCCGTAGAAGGTTATTTGTCTCTGTCTGCTGATATCGTAGGCAAGGGCCATAATTTAATTGCCCGTGTTACTCCATCCATTCCAAGCTTTAAAGGTGTGACCTGGGACCAAGTATCAAGCCTTACTATTGGCGGCACTGCTTATAACGCAAGGGTTACAGAGTTTCAGATTGATAACTCTCTTGCCTCGGATCGCTTCAACCTGGGAAGCCGTCAACGTGTCGGACTTGGGCGCGGTGGTGTTCGTAAGGTATCGGGGAAGGTGTCTATCGAACTTGCCGACACAGCCCTTTTAACTGCCTTCAAGGCCGGTACAGAGGTTGCAATCTCTTGCGTTTGGACTGGGGCACTTGCGGGAAGCAGCCTTAACTACTCTAAGACTTTGACCCTTCCGCGCTGCATTCTCACGGCTGACGTGCCAAGCGTTAAGGATGTTGGCCCAATCGTTATTGATTATCCGTTTACGGCCTTTGCCGTTGAAGGCCAAGGAAATGAAATTCAATTGGTTTGCCGCAACTTATCTACAGCCGTAGCTTAACCACAGTCCCTATATGAGGTGCCTTTATGAGTCTCAAAGATATTAAAAGCAGAAGCCGCAAGACGAAAGAAATCACTCTGCCGGTATGCGGTCTAGTTGTAAATCTAAAAGAACCCACAGTAGGCGAAAAGTTGCCCCTTGTGAGTAACAAGGCCGTTACTTCTGAAGAGCAGGCCCAACTAACCGCCGACCTTATCGCCCTTTGTTTTGGTTCATGGAATGAAGAAGGGGCGCTAGTTTCCAAGCCTTCCAAGGATTGCACAGAACTAGAGTTATCAGTTTATGACCTGGGACAGGACGACTTTACAGCCCTGGCAGAGGCCGTTACCTCTCTTTTAGGGGTGCAGGCTGACGCCGAAACTAAAAGCGCTGCATAGGAATGAAACAACTGTAGTAAATATTCATATGCTTGCCCGTGAATATGGAGTCCTGCCCACAGAGATAATGGATATGCCGGAAAGTGTATTTATGGAAAACCTGGCTATATACAACATAGGGCAACGGTATTTAAACAAGCAGGCCCGACGCTCAAGCAATGAAGTAGAGGTAAGACCTGGCAGGCTCTAGGGCTGGAAATATCCGGCCCTTATTTTTAAGACGAACTATTAGAAGGCTGCCCATATGGCTTCCGAATTAACCAAGGTACTTAACATAGTTGTAAAGGCCACGAACCAAAGCAAAGCGGCTTTGACTGAGCCCTTTAAGTCCCTTTCTGACCTTGGCTCGAAAATGGGTACGCTTGCCATCCCAGCAGCGGCAGCGGCTACCGCCGTAGCTACCGCCTTTGCAGCAATGGAATTAAAGTTTGCTGAAACTGCTGACCAAATGGGGAAGGCTGCACAGAAGGCAGGGACAACAACCGAAACCTTTTCAAGTTTGGCCTATGCCGCTAGTCAATCCGATGTATCAACAGAACAGTTAAGCGGTGGACTTGCCAAGTTATCTAAAACAGCTTATGCGGCGGCTTCTGGTAATGCTGAAGCACAGGCGGCATTTAAAACCCTTGGTGTCACGGTTACAGATACTAACGGCAAGCTTTTACCTACTGAAACCATTCTTAAAAAAGTATCGGAAGCCTTTGCCACTCATGCAGATGGAGCCGCTAAAGCCGCTTTAGCCCAAGCCGTGTTTGGAAAGTCTGGGGCTGACCTTATCCCCATGCTGAATGAAGGGGCAGCGGGCCTTACTGAGATGCAGGCAAGAGCGCAAGAACTCGGTCTAGTCATATCCGATCAAACCGCCAAGAGCGCTGAGAAATTAAACGACAACCTTGATAACCTCAAGCAAGTGGGTTTCACGGGTGTTTTTAATTCGATCAATAAAGATTTAATGCCTGCCCTTGGGAATCTTTCCTCTACATGGGTTGATATTGCCAAAGACCTTTTGCAGACCTTCGGCCCTGCTCTTGAATGGGTAGGGGGTAAAATAGCTACTGTAGCTAAAAAGATAACAAGTATGGCTGCTGGCGCTATTGATGCCTTCAAGCTTGTTGGGGATGCTATCGGTGTGGTGCTGGCTACAGGTGTAGACGCTTGGGAAAACGGAATAGGAAGCGCAAAGAAAACCTTTTCTAGTGGCGTTGATGGCATTTTAAATGACGTAACTAAAATGGGTTCTCAGATTGACAAGGTTTGGGAGACGAACGCCGACACGCTAGAAAAGTCTGCAAACAAACAAAAAGCAAGTTTCGCAAACCTTCAAACCGCAGAGAAGACAACTTATACCCGTAGCAATGACCTCTTACTTAAAAACATTATCGCTTATCAGAAGGCGGCAAAGGATAAAGAGAAGGCCGACAAGGAAGAAGCCGCAGCATATAAGAAGGCTCAAGAGGAAAAAGCAAAGTGTCTAAGTGATTCTCTTGATTACATTGGTACGTTGTCAACGGCCAAGAATAAGGAATTGGCCGCAATCGGTAAGGCCGCAAATATTGCACAGGCTACGCGCTCTACCTATGTAGCCGCAAACGAGGCTTTGGCCTCAGCCCCACCACCTGTTAGCTATGTTTTGATGGCCGCTGTTATAGCTGCTGGTTTGGTTAACGTTGCCAGTATCGCAGGCGTTCAATTAGCAGAGGGTGGCGTTGTTCAACCCCAGGCGGGCGGCGTCCATGCGCTCATTGCTGAAGCCGGACAAGCTGAAGCGGTTATTCCTCTTGACCGTGCTGGAATCCTTGGAGGCCCAACAAGCGTTAACGTTTATCTTGATGGTAAATCAATCCTCAAATATGTGGGCGACTCTATTAAGAGCAATCGGTTAAATGTTTATTCTGGGGCGGTGGTTTAATGCGCCTTTATTATCAAAATCTTGTATCAATCGCAACTATCACGGCTTCAACGGCTAACGCCGAATATCCCGCCTCGAACGTCGTGCATATACACCCCTCGAAGGTATGGAAGACAACCGGAACACAGGCGACCGAAACCTTAACCTTTGACCTTGGAACAGCTCAAAACATTACGGCCTTTATAGCTTACGGCACGAACTTTGATGGCACAGAAACCGGGATTGCTCTTTCAGGTTCTTCAAGTAACTCATTTCTGACTTCGACAAGCTACGGTCTTACGTTAAGCGGTACTACGTTAAGCGCAACCCTTACGGCTTCATATCGTTATTGGCGCTTAACCTTTACAAAGGCAAATGCAACGGATATACGGAGCATAGGAAATATTTATCTAGGCACCTACGTTGACGCCACAGACCCCAGTTACAGCAATACGAAGATAACCGCTAATAAACGCTCGGTTTCCGGCAGGTCCATAGGCGGGCAGTATTACGGAACTTACCGCAAGCCATACAAGACTTGGGCTATTCCATTTGATTCAATTATCGAAACCGATGCGGCCAAGTATAGAGCCCTTAGTGATACGGTTGCCGACTGCTACCCCTTCTACTTTCAACTATCTCCAACGGTTACAGGCTTTACGAATATTTGTTATGGCGTCCTAACAGGCGCCTACACGGAGACTAACAAAGGTTTTGATGGCCGTATTCTTTGGGACGTAGACCTTAAAATTGATGAGCTGGTATAAAAATGACTTTATCAACGGTACTGAAACAAAATCCAAGCGTTAGCGCGGTATTCCTCGCCAAGGTTACGGCGGGGAAGGTTGCGCCTTTTTGGGCGGCGTCTTCTGTAAGCTTTGACCCGTCAACTATCTCAGGTCTTACCTTTGATTTAAACGCTTCGACTCTTTCGCTTTCCGATGGTGCCCCAGTTTCGGTATGGCGTGAAAGTGTCCAGGGCTTTACCTTATCGCAGGGAAGCACAGACAAACAGCCAACCTTTAAAACTTCGGCTATTAACAGTAGGCCCGCCGTCCATTTCTTTGGAGGTGATAGCGGCACTACGCTTGTAGGAGATGTAAACCCCGCAGGAATCTTGTCGCCAAGTGCCGTCACTGTCTTTGTAGTCTATGAAAGAGACAACGTAACCCAAAACGCTTCCGTCTTTGGAAGTCAAAACCCCGATGATAATAACCGTTGGACTTTCCACGCTCCGTTTAGTGATGGTTATTGGAAGTGGGATTATGGGGATGCTTATTATGGTACGGGAAGACTAGAAAAACTTGCCACAGGTTTTACCTCTGGGCAATTTAATATCGTTCGCCTTTCCAAGACTGGGACCGGAACAAATCAAACCGCCATTTATGTAAATGGGGCCTTATCCGCACAGGGAACAACTCCCGGTAGTTTTAACATGGTTACTAAGGGTACTTGGTATATCGGCAGCAACATAGGAGGGGCAGCCCTTCAAGGTGATATTTCACGCATCCTTATATTCAATCGGGCCTTAACGACCGCAGAAATTACTTATATTGAGAATGGCCTTTCTGGTTTCTTTCAACTGCCTATAAATGGAACCATAAGCCCAGTTGTTACCGGCAATTGGGCAACACCTGAAAAGGAAAGGGTTACAGGTATCTATCTTGATGGCGTAGCGCTTCCAAGCAGTCAATGGACTTGGGATGGCACAAACGTTGCTCTTAATCTCAATGACGCAATCAATCCTAATGCCCATTTTGTAGAGAAGGAATTGACCTATTATTTCTCTTCTGACCCAAAGAACCTTGACGGCCACTATTGGGAGCCTCGTTTAACAGACATACCTAAGCTTTCCTTGCGTGTTGAAAAGGACTTTGGACAGGTTGCACAGATAGGAAGCGGTACCCTTTCCCTTTCCAATGCAGACGGTTTCTTTAACACCCTTCGGGCAAATGAATGGAACTTTGGGCGCGTGTATCTTTCAATGGGCGCAGACACACCGACCGCAATAATGCCCTACTCGGATTATCAGCCTATTGGATGTTGGGTTATTGATAGCTTCAACCTGGCTATGGATAAATTTGAACTCGCCCTAGTTGAAGTGAAGAGTCGGACACAAAAGAAAATCCCCTTCATTACTTTTGATAAGGTGGCTTACCCACGTTTAGCCGATGGTGAAGAAGGGAACCCAATCCCAATTATTTACGGGACTAACTACGGGGTTAGAGCAATCCCAATTGATATTGACGCTTTTCGTTTTAAACTTTGCGGCCACAGTATCAGGGCTATTCTTGATGTTCGCATGTCCACAGATAGCGGATGGCAGAGCGTCACGGTTACGGACATTGATAAGACAACCTCTGAATTTACGGTAGAGGGTTGGGACGGGTCTAGTAGTATCACGGTTGATATGGAAGGGAAGACGGATTCAAACGGTTATCTAATTTCCAATCCCGCCGACATCATCCAAGACCTGCTTTCCTATATTGGAGAAACCGACCTTGACGCCGTTTCATTTGCAGATGCTAGGGCCTACTGGGATATCGGGTATATCCGGCCTGACACATTAAACAGAGTGGCTTCTATCAATCCTTCTATATATATAGGAGACTTGAAAGACTGTTTTGACGTATTGGGCAATATTTGCGGCCTTTCTGGGGCTTATCTCTATTCGGATGCCCTTGGACGTTTCAAATTAGTAGCTTTCAGGCCCAAACCTGGGGAATCCTTACCACGTTTAACAGATGCCGACCTTTTAGAATGGAAGGAAAGCAACGAAGGGGAAACACCCTCTAAGTATGTTTTGGGTTATGCCTCTCGACTTAACGAAGATTGGAAACAATCAGTCACCGTAGAAAAGACCTCTAACCAATACCGCGACTCTCAGCCCGTGCCGGTACTCGAAGAAAAAGACGTAGACCTTGCCCTTACGGATGAGGTCACAGCCTGGGCAAATGAGCGCCTTTATTACAACCGCAGACCTACAAAGTCGGTTACTGCTACGGTTTCAAATATCGGGTTAACGTATGCCCCAGGCGATCAATTGCTTATTCAATCAGATGCCTTTAACGTAAATGATGTTTTTGAGGTTATAGCCTGGGAACCTCAGCCGGATAAAGGGACCGTCTCCTTATCCCTTGGCGACCTTCACGGCGTTGGTGATACAGCGGCCTTCTATGTTGCCTCTTCGGGTTGTGTATTTCCTACCCGTTTAGGTGGGGCGTCGTGTTCAACGTGGGCGACCGCATGGACGAATACCCAAAAGACTTGGGCCCGTCAAAATGTCGGCTTCTATTCAGATGACAAGGGCTTTGCTACAACAAGCCCAACTAGCATATTGGACAAATCAACAAGCGTTTATATGCGGTAAAGATTTTATTAGAGGTAAAAATTATGTCTGTTTCAATCACAAAGCCCCAAGTCGGTGAAGACCTTAAAGCCGCGACCATTGGAGCGATTATTGACGAACTGGGAAGCATCGAAAGTGCAACCTCTACCGTAACGAATGGCGGTATCTCAAACGGAAGTTTTGAAACCGATTCAGATGCAGACGGAACCCCAGACGGTTGGACCCTGGCCCTTTTAAACGGTGGCTCAGCCGGTCTAACAAGTACGGCGGCTAACGTTGCTAAAGGCGTTTCGGCTTGGTGGGCAACTACCCCAGGCGGAACAGGTAACGGTGGCGCAACCCTAACAAGCGCCTTGATACCTGTAAGCCCTGGCACCGTAAATTATTTAAAGTGGTTTGTTCGTTGTACTTCGGCAACTATGACCAATCAAGCCGAAGTCCTTTTCTACTCAGACCCTTCAACGTACATGAGCGCAACGACTATATGGACGGATGCGGCCACCAACCCAACAACCTGGACGGCCAAGAGTGGCGGCTTTGCAGTTATCACGGGTGCCAAGTATATAAAGATACGTTTAACGGGCGGCGTTATTGCGGGCGGTGCTGGTACTGCCTACTTTGATGACGTTCGATTCATTGAGCCACAAGATGACATCGTAGAAGTTATACGCTCTGCCTCTTCGGGCGGCGATGCTGGGCAAACACTTACGGCGGCAACTTGGAACACAAGAGCCCTTACAACTATTTCAGTAGCCAATAAATATGGCACCTTTACCCCTGCTACAGATACGAACCGCCTAACAATCAACTACCCTGGGCGTTACGAAATCAAAGCCTTTGCAAGCGCTTATAACTCTTCTGGTAGTGGGTCCATCTTTCAGAAAATCAGGGTTAGAAATATTACGGATTCAACAACCGCAATCTCTGGCTTTAATATTCTTGTTCCTAACACTAGCGAGATGACCGCGCACTGTTACGGGACAATCACTATCACGGCACCCAAAACGTTTGAACTACAACACTACTCTACGGTTGCTGTTATTGCGGGAATGACACTTTCTACCGGGGAAACCGAAGTATATGCAGGCTTATTCGTGAAACGTATAGGCGACTAAAAGAGGCGTTCAATATGTCTAATAAATATTATCAGGGTTCATTAAGGCCCGCGTCGAATAAAAGGAAATTGGGAACCGTTACCGCTTCCGATATTACCCCTAGCGGTTTGCCGGTTGCCTCGTTATCAGAAGACGCACAAAACCGTATTCCTACCCAAGACGAAACAGACGCGCTTATCGGTTCTTCGGGAATCCCTGCAAGTGGAAACCCTTTTGTTACTTCTGAGGGGCTTGATGGGGCTCTTGCAGTTAAAACTACTGGCCCTGATTCCTCGACGGCCAACAATATAGCCACCTTTGCAGACACTACCGGAAAGCTCTTGAAGGATGGAACACAAGCAAACTGCCAAAACATTTCGGCTACTTCTCTCACCGCTTGGAAAGATGATACGGCGGGCTATCCCACAGACCCATTTACTAATTGCCTCGTTGACTTCCACTGGAACAGAGACGGCGGTTGGATATGGGGCTTAAATGGAGCGGAAGAGACGGGGAACAAAGGGACAAATATATATTATCCCAATCTAGCGGCAGTTATTCACGGCACAATGCTAATGCGCGGCCACCATATCTATGAACTGCCTTCAACAATTTCAGATAATAACGGGGCTGCTCTTTCCGTGGGTGCGGCTTCTAGTTCCTTCTTCCCGTTAAACATTGTAAAAGTGCTTTCCATAACACTTGAAACCCCGCCATCTTCTCCCTCGGTTGGAGATGCTTATATTCCTCCCGTTGATGGAACCGCTACAGACGACTGGGAAAACAAAGAGGGTTATCTCTGTACCTGGAATGGGACGGTGTGGGTGTTCACTTGGCCTAATGTTCCTCCTGCAATGCTTCTTTATAACGGAAATCTTTATAGGTTTGGGATTGGGACTGGCGGCGCTCCGCTTTTAGTCGGGCCTAATGTTCTTGGCTCAAGTATTTCCGCAATAACAGAGTCCCAGGTGACAAACCTTGTTTCAGACTTGGCAGCTAAGGCCCTAGCTACTGACCTTACTACAGAGGCCTCAACACGTTCCACGGCAGATACGACTTTAACCACGTCGCTTAATTCACATACTTCCAACACCTCAAACCCACACAGCACAACGGCTACACAGGTAGGACTAGGAAATTGCAATAACACCTCAGATGCTAATAAACCTGTTTCAACGGCCACGGCTACAGCTCTTGCATTAAAAGCACCTTTGGCGAGTCCAACATTTACCGGAACAGTAACAGCCCCAACCTTTAGCGGGGCTTTAAGTGGTAATGCTTCGACTGCTACCAAACTTGCTACGGCTAGGACTCTTTCCCTTACAAGTGACGTAACGGGTAGCGCTTCTTTTGATGGTTCCGCAGATGCCGCAATCTCGGCCACGTTATCAACAACGGGCGTAACGGCTGGGACTTATCCAAAGGTTACAGTTGATGCAAAGGGAAGAGTAACAGGCGGAACTACTTTAAGCGCTTCTGATATTCCAGCAATAACAGCCTCGAAGGTAAGCGACTTTTCAAGTTCTGCAATATCGGCAACCTCTGGAACTTACGCACCTGTAGCCAATGGCGTAATTACAGGGGAAATCAAGATGTGGCCTACCACTACTGCTCCTTCTGGGTATGGTCTTTGCGATGGAGGCACAGACAGCAGAACAGGGCAGGCGGCTTTGTTTGCCATTATTGGGACAACCTTTGGAGCAGGTGACGGCTCGACCACGTTTAACCGTCCAAACTTTAAGGGCAAAAATCCGATGGGCTATGACTCTACCCAAACGGAATTTAATGCACTTGGAAAGACGGGCGGGGAAAAGACCCACGTTCTTCTAACAACGGAAATGCCTAGTCACACGCACGGCATAACCGACCCCGGACATAAGCACACAGTAAATGCGGGTGCCACTGTTTCAAATGGACTTGTTAACTCAGGAACGGTTAACCTCGGCGCGACCAATACCGGAACCGCTACTACTGGCATTACCATTAACTCAGCAGGTGGAGACGTGGCGCACAATAACCTTTCTCCATATATGGCAATCAATTTTATTATCAAATATTAAAGAGGGCTTTACCTATGACAACAGAACAAAAGAACTTTATGGAGCGCAACGCAGGAATAACCGGGGCCGTCGGCGTTATCTTAATCATTGGCGCAATGGCGGGACTTTTTATCTTTCGCGGGGAAGCGTCGGCACAATTTGAGCGGATTGACTCGGTTAATACTACCCAGAGCCAGGAACTAGAAAAACAAAGCCAACGAATCGAACGGCTCGAAGCAATGAATAATAAGCTAGATCGAATCCTTCACGCAGTAGAGAAGAAATAATATTAGGCGGTGCTATATGGCAACGTTTGGGAATGTATCAAAAGAACGGCTTGCAGGTTGTGACTCTCGACTTGTTGAACTCATGGAAGAGGTCGTAAAGGGGATGGATATAACTATCCTTTGCGGCCAACGTGGGGAAGCCGAACAAAATGCAGCCTTTGCCGCTGGTAACTCAAAGCTTAAATATCCACAGAGCAAACACAATACGAACCGGAAATTTTCAAGCCCAATGAGACAGTCACCCATGTGAATTTAGTATAACCTTTCCCGTCGGACTGATTAGAAGCTCCTGTCCGGTTGGTTTGTTGATCCATACCTCCTTTGGTAGGCAGAAC